AATAAATCTGGCGATGACTTGTCACCCTTTTTTACTTCTATTAATTTATTTAGATACCACTGTGCTTTCTCTAAGTCCTGCACACCATTCTTGTATCTATATCTCCAAAGATACTTAATAATATTACCCTGCAGATAATACTCAAAGCCTTCTCCTGTAGCTGATTGAATAGCTTCAATACATTCTACACCGTACTTGTTGTAATGTGGTGGACTATTTACCATATCTTTATCCTTACAATTCATTTCCCATTTTGCCATACTACGCACTCCCATCTGTTTTGTTGTTAAAATTAAGTTTTATAATATTACCTTCTCTTCCAAGTATCTTACCATTTTTTTTCTGTTGGTCAACATCTTTTTGTGCTATTTCCCAAAGTTTATCTCTGGCATTTTCATCCTGCTCTATCAAAACAGGTGTTGCCATTATCATTCGCACAAAATTCATAAGAGAAAAATAATCAACATCATCTAAGGGACTACTATCAAAAGCATCAATGGTTAGGTGCAAGTTACCTGTCCATTTGTTGTTGTCGAGTTCTGGTGATATACGGATACTAATCTCTTCATCTCTGTATCCTAAAAAGTTCAGTGGTTCTCTGGTCATATTTTTTTATTCCTAAATTGTATGAGAGTGGGATACGTCTTCTTACCTCTTTTCTTTAGCCATGTTTGTGGTATAACTCTGGTGCAATAAAGAAAGTCATTCTTCTCACACCATTTACCATAAGAGGTCTTTGATCCTTTTCTCAGTTTGTTGTTTTCGTTTTCAAAAACAAATCTAATGTCTAATTTAGGATGCTGTTTCTTTATTAAAAGATGTTTCCGTCTATCAGCTACAGTAAATCTGCCTTTAGTTTCTATTATAATACCGTTTGGTAATACAAAGTCTGGTGTATACATACGATAAGCTAGGTCTTCCCATTCTATTTTCATACCTTCGTATATAAACGGAATGGAGAGTTCTTTCAACTCGTCTGCGATCTTTACTTCAAGACCACTACGAAAACCTAGCCTACGTGCTAGATTGTATTTAGCAGACTTAAACACCTACCACCAAATAGATGTAGACCTGTTAAACGGAAAAGCTTTAAGACCAAGAGATTTTAACTCTTCGTTAACAGCTTCGTCTGCCGACTTTCTGGCATCCATAGCTATCTTCAATCCCTCATACTTTTTTTCACGATATGCTTTTTTCATGTCCAAAAGCTGCTTTTCCATTTCAGATATTTCACTAGCCATTTCATCTAGTGTAGGATTTGATTTATCATTCATGCGACTTTCTCCTTTCTAATACTAACATACGAAACAATCTTCGGATCTTTTGCTTGAGAAACCAATGATGGTAACTCTTGCAATGTTTCCCAACAGGCATGTTTGTACCTACAAAAGGAACATGTCTTACTCAGAACTCTATTACCTGTCGGTTTACCTCTGAATGTTTCTTCTTCAGATTCGTAACATCGTTCAAACTTGTTACTCTCAACTTTCTTGACGTTTTCTTCTAGCTTTGCAACTTCTTTGTCAACGTCAATATTATCAGCAGGTACGTATTTAAAACTACCATTAGCTTTATTTACAACCCACCATCCCCCTGCTTTCTTGCCTACAGCCTTTGCATATCCTGCAAGCTGACCAACATATCCAAAAGCATCATCGGCAGAAACAGTATCAAATGACTCAAACTTATTTCTGTAAGACCAATCAGAAGCAGACTTTATATCATCTACGGCATCATTCAAAACAAGATCATATGTGCCACTAACTTTCTGATTACCTATATTAAGAAACACTTTATCCGAATCATCAAACTTTACTTTTGCTTCTCTCAGTAATCCCTTGAAGACAGCTTCAACAATGTCTCCTAGCATCATGTTCATCACAAATGTAGTCGGAAGTGGGTGAGACTTCTCTGGTTGGTTCTTTTCAAACCATAGTTGACAGGTAGGTCTACCCACATTTGACATACGCAGTTGAAACTTTCTACGCTTTGTACGACTACCAAACTGACGCTTGAGAGCTTCCCCTATGTCTTTCTTTATACCTGCTATAGTTTTGGCAGACATAGAGGACTTCCCATTGGTTGCATCATCAAGATACTGATGCAGTGCTATTTCAGACGGATGTTTCATTCAAACGGTATTTCTTCTGTTTCAATGATCTCGTCAACAACACCAACATCCATATCCTCTTTCTTACGAGAGTTCTCGTCCCAAGCACCTATGATGTAGTCATTGTAGTTGTCCACCCACTGCATGAAGTCAGAGAATATTTGTTGATCCTCGTCAGACAGCTTTATTATATCTGTCAAGTTTACAGCAACAGATGGAAGATAGAAGCTGTTACCATTAGGTAACTTTCTCTGCTCTGTGGCTACTTCAAACATATGCTGTGGTGGTAGCCTTTTCATCTTAGACAACTTCACAAAACAGTTGCCAAGAGTTTTGAAAGCATCTCTGTTTTCTACTTCCCATATGAAAGGTGTAGTGCCTAACTCAGCAGGTACACCATTTGAATCTACAGCATCTTTCATATCAATAGTGCCAAAGATAACACGCACTCTTTTGATCTGCTTAATAAGATCCTGTGTAGATTGATCCAGAGCCTTGAAGTCTTGAATATATCCTGCAGGTTTACCACAGTTGAAACCACCGTCATTGTCCTTGAGGTCAACATTAAGATTGTCATTCATAACTGTCTTAATGTATTTGTTTGGTGTATCACCAGAACCCATAACAAATCGCTTATACATATACCTCTGCATAAACGGACGAACACTCGCTGTGGTGGAATAAAATGTTTCACCATCTGGGACTTCAAGTTTGTATGTACCACCCTCAACAACTTCGACATTGACAGACTTGCCATTGATCTCAGATTGTCCCATCAAGGGTGAATGATTGATACGTAGTCGAGCCAGTGTACTGGACTTCTTCTTTGTATCACTTTCAGATGCCATACCCATAGCTTTCGCCATAACTGCATAGTTATCTGTATCTATTGTTGTAATGTTTGCACTCATATATTATCTCCTCTTCTGCTTAAAGAACTATAGTTATATCACAAGACATCTTTAGTGTCAAGCCAATTATTTCCTATTTTTGATTCTAGTAACAAGGGTACATTAAAATCTATATTGAAGTGATTGTCAACTATATTTTTTAAGTTCTTGTTTATTTCTTTCATCACCTTTAAAACTTGATCTTGCTCGTCTGGGTGAATGTCTATCACGATAGAGTCATGTACAGAATTTACAATACAGCTTTGCATATTTTGCAAGGCTTCTTCTATTCGTATTAGAACCAAAGGAACGATGTCGGCAGTAGCAAAACTCTGTACAGGATAGTTCTTAATCTGTGTCCCATACGTAACTTTACCATTGCCCTTTCTTTCAACCTCTGGAAAAGAGAACTCTCTGCCAGAAGGTGTTTTTATCCTCAAAGTATTTATAGCTTCTTGTGCAAGATTGTCATGCCACTTGGCTATGCCATCATACTTCTTGGTAAACTGCTCATAGTATTCAGCTTCAGCTTTTGTTCTACCATACCCTGTAGCACCGTAGAGAGGTGCAAAGGTATGTGCTTTAGCTTCTTGTCTTGTCGTAGGCTGTCCTGCTTCCGATATAATCTTAGCTGTATAGGCATGAACGTCCACACCATTACATATCTCACGAATGGCAGTTTTATCCTGCGACAAAAATGCTGCAACTCTAAATTCTAACTGTGCAAAGTCTGCTTCAAGTATCTTACCTTTGTTCCAACGAGATATAAATACTTTCTTCACAGGAAACGTACCACCTCTGGGCATGTTCTGCATGTTAGGGTCTGCTCCACTAAATCGTCCAGTAGAGGTGCGATGCTGTAGTAATCTAACGTGTAGCTTACCATCTCTCTTAACATGGTCTGCTATGCCCTCTACAAAGCTAGAGAGGTATGTTTCTACAGCAGATAACCTGCGTATATTCTTCAAGAAACTTTCTGCTGTCTTATCACCCTCTCGTCTAGCCATATTCTCAAGTATCTCTACATTTGCTTTGTTGATTGTGAAACCACTGTGACTAACCCAACGTGAATTAGGTGGCTGTCGCTTTAGACCAGCTACTTCTTTTCCAACATTCTTGTAGATAAACCCAAGATTGTTACATGTGGAACATTTTGTGGCTCTGGCATATGGTTTACCATCTTTTCGCATCTTTTGTATAACACCTTTACCATCACACGTTTCACACTTGTACGCTTTCTTCTTATAAATAGTTTCAGCTTTGTCCAGAACTTTGCTTTTAAAACCATTGTAGTCCATCTTGTGATCGAAACAGCTAGACCAATCATTCTTATCTTTTGGTTTACGGCTGTATATTACCCATGATAGTTGCTCTGGACTATTTAGATTGATAGGAACATCGCCCATGAGTTCTCGAACTTGT